TAAAATTGCCGCCGCCTTAGAAAATAACCTTGACACTCTAGTAAAAATAAAATCTGAAATTATCCGCGCTGAAAAAGCCGCTGAAACTATTATATTTGGAGATTAAAATGGAAACTGCTGTATTTGTTGTTCCTTCAGTAAATAAAACATACACCGCCTTTGAAACCCAATATGCGGAAGGTTCTTTATTTGTAGTTGAAGCCTTACGTTGGGGTGACCGTGAAAATCATAGTTATGTGATTGGTGTTTTCAATACTCGTGGGCAAGCGGAGTTAGCCGGTGAAGCTGAAGTGTCTTGGAGAGGAAATAAATATGAATATTGTATCAGTGAGCATAAACTAAATTTTATCCCTAAAGATAAACTTGATAATCATGCTGGGTGTAAATAATGAGTGGACATAAACACGCTGATTTGATGTTAGAATATGCAAAAGACGCATTGACTAATAAAACCCCATGGGAGTTGTGGGAAGTTAAAATGTATGATAAGTGGGAAAGTGTTACCGGTAATTTTAATTGGTATGAAGGATACGAATACCGCCGCAAACCGGTTAAATGGTCGCCTATTGGTGGTGGTTGGCGAGTTATTAACAATAATTCTATTAATAATTACATTTCTAATAAAGGCTCAAAAGAATTTGGTCTACACCGCGCCACCAAAGAACAAGCAGAAAGAGCATTAGTTGAGATGCGCAAATATAATCGATTACTGGCATTGCGTGATGAGTTGTGTGGAGATGATGTGCCGGATTGGAATTTAGAAGAATTTGAGAAATGGAAATTATTTCTTCATATTTATGATAAAAAATGGGTGGTTAGTCTTAATCGGAATCATCAAGACGTTAGTGTTTATTTCACAACACAAGAACACGCCCAACGCGCTTGCGATATGTTGAATTCTGGGGAGGTGGAGTTATGAGTTCATTTTATGCTGCTCATATTAGGTTAATCGAAGAATGTGAATTACGCCTACCGCGAGATAAACACTGTCATCTTATAGGAGTTCCAAATGAACAGTGAGTGCAATTTGAGTTTGATAGGAGTTGCAATTTTGATTGTAATCATTATCTTCGGCGCATTTTATAATGCCAATAAAATTAATACACTAATCAATGAATGCGAGAAAGATTTACCAAGAACCCAGCACTGCCACCTTATAGGGGTTCCTGATAATAAATAAAGCTTTACTTTTCATAAAATAGTAGTATAATAGATCTTGAAGTTAAACCTTAATAAAATTGGAGTAATAAATTATGAGCAATGTGAAATATTATTTTTTAGGTGATACCAGTTTAGCAAGAACTAATGTTATCACTATTGCATACGAAACAGATTATATGACAGGCGCTAACGGCTCAAAAATACCTGTTGTGACATTTGGTGTAGCCTTTTCTTCTAAGGTTGATGTGTATAGTAAAAAAGTAGGTAAACGGATTGCGGTAAATCGTATGCGTAGCCAACCGCGCAGAGAATGTTTAGAAAATTTTAGTTTTTACTGCATTGAAGATGCCATGTTTAAAAACATTTTAAATAACGAAGCGCCTACTTGGGCATGCTGTGTTATTTATGCTAAAATTGATTTTGCGTATAATGAAATGCTAAACTTTCTTGCTATTGAAGCAGTTGCTAACAATTTGGAAACTATTGGGAAATTTACTTCACAAACTCCAAAAATTATTCAAGAAAATTGGTGGGGTGCAGTTGAATACGCTAAAGAGCATTGCCATAATGGGTGGCGCTTACCTACGGCAGCAGAATTGAAGAAATTGAACCTTGATGGAGAATTTTGGGCTTGTGATGGAACTGATGACGATCGTTCTGTATTCTTTTCTAACGGATTCATTTATCGGGGTGATAAAAGCGATACGCATAATGTAATTTTGGTTCGCGACTAGTAATTAAGCCGGCTATATGTCGGCTTTTTCATGCCTAAAAATACTTAAAAATAAAGCTTTACTTTTGCGAAAAATAGAGTATAATAGATCTTAATGAAGTTATCCCTTAAATTAATTGGAGTGTATAAAATGTCTACTGTAACCGCTGAAATTATTAAAACCCGTTCAAGAATTCTTGGAAAACTTTTTACTGCTAAAGTGTATGTTCCAATTGAAGGATATTACTCTATGGAAAAGTTATACTTCAATGGTAACACTAAAACTGAAGCAAAACGTAAAGCAAAGGCGGCGCTGAAAGTTTTAGGTTATACCGTACAATTTGGAGCATAATATGCAAAATGTAAAAGCTGAAATCGGTAAAACAAAAGGAAAATTCCCTGAAAGATTTTTTATTGTTAAGGTGTATATTCCTGTTGAAAATGGTTCTTCAATGAAAATATCGTTTTTTAATGGAAAAACAAAAACTGAAGCAAAACATAATGCTGAAAAGGCAATGAAAACTTTGGGATATAAAATAAAATTTAAGGTATAATATGCAACTCCCATTCAATTTATACATTTATTATGATGGTAATAATAAAGGATTGACTTTAGGCGGGAATTATCCTTATAAAGTTAGGATTAATGCTACTGAAGTAGAATGGATTCCGATATATGATGAAGGCGATTATCGTTATATGATGAGAAATAAGTCTGAAATTTTCAAATACAACGAAAACGGCGATACCTTTGATGAGGTGTCTTATTATGAAGCGGAATACTCTACTGTCATTCAAAGCGACGATGAAACAGGAAACCCAATATATAATATTGTTGAAAGGTTTTATAATCCGTTAGATTGTAATGCTGGAATTTTAATATCATTTCCATATTATCTATTTGTAATCAAACAATACGAGGAACTATTCTAATGAAAACATATATCTTATTTATGATAGCGCTATTATTAACCGGTTGCGCCACATACGCACCATATCCACATCATTATCGCGGCTATTATTACGTCCCACACCATCATCACCATTACTCTCGCTGGTGACATTATGAACGAAGTTACTGATTCAGAAGTTGTAATATTATTTTCGTTATTCGTGACGTGGGTGTTTGTTTATTTTATTTGGGATGATGGTCAATGAAAAGAGTATTTTTAGGCGGCACGTGTAACGGTTCAACTTGGAGAGATAAATTAATTCCTATGCTTGATATCGAGTATTTTAATCCTGTTGTTGATGACTGGAACGAAGAAGCTCGACTTGAGGAGTTAACTCAACGAAATGAGTGTGACTTTGTACTATACGTTATTACACCGGAAATTAAAGGCGTTTACTCTATAGCTGAAGTCATTGATGATTCTAATAAGCGCCCATGGAAAACCATATTCGCAATTTTGTTAGAAGATACTGAATTATTCGACCCACAAATGCTCCATTCGCTTTATGCAACTGCTGATATGGTTAAACTGAATCTGGGTTCTGTATTTTATTCATTAGAATGTGTAGCGGATTACCTTAATGAGCAAACCTAAATGGGAAGATGCCCCAAACTGGGCGCGGTATTTATGCAAAGATACTGACCATAAATGGCACTGGTTCGAGTTTTCTCCAACCTTAGTAGATGGAAAATGGATAACTGGATTTAAAACCAAACGTCTTTTTGTTCAAAAGTTTAAGACCTCTATTTCTCCAGAAAATACCTATGAAACTCGTCCCCAAAAATTTATTTACAAATAAGGAATATTATGTTTTTATTAGATATAGAGACAACTGACACCGAATCTACTGCGGTTGTATTATCCGCCGGTATGGTTTATGTTGACGTTGATGCGTCTTACGAAAGTTTGATTCAAAATGGGGTGTTTGTCAAATTTGATGCTAAAGAACAAATTCAAAAATATGGTAGAACATCATCTAAAGATACTATGGAATGGTGGTCTAAACAATGCGAACAAGCAAAAGAGTTTAGCATATACCCACATAAAAATGATGTATCGGCGCTTACCGGTATTCAAATCATTAAAGATTGGATGAAAAGCAAAACGCCTAATCCAGAAAAAGAACAGGTATTCATTAGAGGTTCGTTAGACCAAATGGTTTTTGACAGTTTATGTAAGGCGGTAGGCGTTGAAAGGATTACCGCATACAACATGTATCGTGACGTTAGAACCGCCGTTGATTTATTACATTCTACTTCCAAAAATGGATATTGTGAAGTCAAATTTGAAGGATTCAATAGAGATAATGTATTAAAGCATCACCCTACAGCAGACTGTGCCTTAGATGCTATGATGATAGTTCATGGTGTGTAGGTTTACTTTAGGCAACAAACAAAGTATAATTAGTCTTTTTGGTAAGGAGTTTTGATGTATAAAAACGTTTTTAAATATGGCGATAAAATTTATTGTGTATCCACAAGTGGCACAGATGTTGTTGATTTTAAGCCTACTCTTTACGTCAGCGCATCTAAAGATAAGTCATCTGAGTTTAAAACCTTATTGACAGGTGAATCTGTTTATCCTATCCAGCCAGGAACGATGAAAGATACAGATAAATTTATAGATGATTATAAACATGTCAGCGGCTTTAGTGTACATGGGTGTACGAATTACACAAATCAGTTTATCCGTTCAGAGTTCCCAGGAAAGATTGATTTTGATATGGATGATATTAGGGTATTAGCGATTGACATCGAGACTACGATTGAAAACGGCTTTCCTGATTATAAAAATCCGGTTGAAGAAGTATTACTTGTCACATTGATTGACTTTAACACAAAAACCAAACATACATTTGGCTGTAATAACTACACGTCCGATTTGACTAATTACCATCATTTTGATAGTGAAAAGGCGCTACTTCGCGCAGTCGTTGACTTTTGGAAAAATGACTATCCTGATATTATTACCGGTTGGAATTCAAACTATTTCGATATTCCATATCTGTATAATAGAATGGTAAAGGTTATCGGCAAAGATTATGCTAATAAACTATCTCCATTCAGTATAGTTAAAGGAGCGCCACCCAAAAGTCCATCAGGTAAGGCTTTTCTTAAAGAGGGTGAAGATAAAAATATCACCATCAGATTGTATGGTATCGCAAATTTAGATTATATGGATTTGTTTAAAAAGTATGCTCAGACTAAGTATGAGTCTTACAGGTTAGATTTCATCACGCAGGAAGTATTGGGTCACGCTAAACTTGAACATAACGAGTTTGATGGGTTTAAACATTTTTATCTTGGTATTCCTATTCCTGATAAAGACGGTAATGATATTCAAAAGTTAGCCTATGAACAATCGTTGTTGCCAGAAAATAGTGCTGATTATAATAGACTGGGCAGTGTAATTAAGCAGTTATCATGGAATAAGTTTGTAGACTATAACGTAATCGATACAGAGTTGATTACTCAGCTTGAAGATGAAAAAAATATGGTTCGTCTTCAGATTGGTATTGCATACGCGGCTAAAATTAATTATGAAGATGTATTCTCGCCAGTAGGCATTTGGGAGTCGTTATCATATAATTATCTTTCTGATAAAAATATTTCTATTCCTTTACACAAACGTTCAGCTAAAAAAGAACAGTATCGCGGCGCGTATGTTAAAGAGCCAAAAATAGGTAAACATAAATGCGTTGCGTCATTCGACTTGGCATCTCTGTATCCTCATTTGATTCAGCAGTATAATATCAGTCCTGAAATGTTAACTGGTGTATTTCTTGACTTTGATACAGAATACTTTGTTGACGAGAAACCTTTACCTAATAACGGGTTGGCTATTTCTGGTTCTGGTTGGTGTTTTAAACGTGATACACAGGGGTTTATTCCTGCTATTATGGAATTATACTATAATGAAAGAAATACGGCTAAAAAGGAAATGCTTCAGTTAGAGCAGCAGTATGAGCTGACTAAAGATAAAGAAATGGGTAAACGTATCGCCATTTTATCTACTATGGAGCAGGCGTATAAAATTGGTATCTTGAACTCAGGTTATGGTGCGTTTGGTGAAGCCAACTTCTTGTTCTTCGATATTAAATTAGCTGAAGCGATTACGATGTCTGGTAAACTGGCGGTGTTGTGGGTAGGTAAACATGTATCTAAAAAAATTAATCAAGTTTTAGGTACTACGGGCGTTGATTACATTTTGTACAGTGATACAGATTCTATTTATGTTGCGTTAGATAACGTTGTACAAAATTCTCCGGTAAAAGATAAACCGACTGAAGATATTATTAACTTTATGGATATGTTCTGTAAAAATATTATTCAGCCTACCATTACAGAATGTTATGATAATCTTGCGGCTTATACCTACGCATATGAAAATAAAATGTCTATGAAGCGAGAAGTATTAGCTGACGTTGGTATTTGGCATGGTAAGAAAAAATATGTA